GATGTAACGCCTTGCGCCACCACCTTGATTGCCAGCGATCCCTCTGAGATCACCTTCACCGAATCTATGACCTTCCCAATTAGGGGGGTATATATAACGAGAAGTCACCGCATCTGCCATGGGGAAACCCTCCTATAGGTTAGTCATTAGGTACAGTCCGTTCCTTAGCCACATAGACCCAATCGATGTCAAAGTTACCGGCAGACGAACTGGCAGTCGCAGCAGCAGCTTCAGCATAAACAAACATGGTCAGCTCAGTGGTCGGGAATGAAGTGGTGGTAAGCGTACCGACATGGACACCATCGATGAAGTATTTGAAGGCTGATACGCCATCAAATTCGATCTCAGCGGTTGACCACGCAGCAGCAACTACAGTATCAATAGCGAGAGCTTCAGCTATGGTAGCACCACCAGTGTTAATGGTAATGTCGAGATTGGTATCATTGTCATTGCGAAAGAACACACCTTCTGCCGGTGTGACGTTCACATAGTCAGTCCCCAACGTGCCAAGACCGAAACCAAACTTGTTGGAAGTCTCACCAGCGGAAACCGCATAACGGATACCCATCCACATGCGTTTACCAGCTTCAAAGGTCCACGACTCTTCCATCTGAGTAAGCGTAGCGTAGTCATCGGTAACGGCTGCAATAGCCAACTGCATGACCCCGCCAGCACCATCAACGATGTCAGCAGTCACGCCAGCTAGCGTAGTACCAATGTACTGATGCCAAGTGGTGTAACTGTGAGCCATGAAATCATCAAAATGAAGCTGAAGTCTAGTCCTACTGGGCATGGGAAGGTTAGCACAAGCATCGCTTGGCTTCACATTCGTCACACCTGAAGGATAACGTACCGGAGTAGCCACTTAATTGTTCTCCTTTTCCTGCGCTTCTCCTGAAGCTTCCGATTCCTCGGACGCAGGTTGTTGGTTATAGTAATGGTCCCACATGATCGTGAGGTTGCGCTTCGTTACAAAGCATATCTCAACGTACTCTACGGGACTCCCTAGCCCATACATAAAGACATCCATTGGAGCCCAACCAGCTGCTTCAAACAACTGAAATAGCAGTGCCATTGGGATCGCTGTCTCTATGGGCTGTTGCTGAAATTTGTCCCTTCCATACTCAGTAAATAGGTGGTACGGCACATTAACGTAAACTACCGTAAGATAATGAGCATGCTTTTGTACTGTCTCCATCAACTTCCCGATCCTTTCGGGGTCGATGTGCTCGATCACATCAGTCATGCAGATGAGATCAAATGGCTTACCTAAGTCTATCTCAGTAATATCACCTACAAGGTACTCGGTATTCTTGTTGCTGTTATGCTTCTCTGCGTACTCAATGAGCTTCTCAGCAAAATCTACACCGGTTACCTTACATCCATTCCTAGCCATGAAGATGCTGGTTATGCCTGTCCCGCATCCCAGGTCCAGTACCGTTTTACCGGCTCCTAGGTTGCATCGTTGCAGACCCTTAAACACCTGTTCATGCCTTGTTTTCTTCTCGGATAGATAGTCTACCCAATCATTATAAAAATCTTTGGGTTCTTGCATGATTCCCCCTCATTTTTTGATGGAACTCCTTGGTTACCCTGACCTTTGTTATGTGCTCTACCGTGATGTCACAGTTTGTATGAATATCATAACCTGCTTCACGGATCAAGTCTAGGAAGTCATAGTCCACATGGTTAGCTCGTTTCAGTCCGTCCTCACTTAGCTCCGCAACGTACCAAGGTGGAGCTATCTTTTCCAGAACTTCCCTTGCATAAAAGTTGTTGGTGTGTGTATACGGAAACTTATGGATACCTGAGTGACCATCAATGTCCAAAAACCTGCCCCACGGTTTGTCAACTACCAGGGCTGCAAAGCCACTACGCTGTCCCCTGTCATAGATCACTGGACCAATTACCGGGTACTCCTCGACCAACACTGCCATATCTAGGAAGTAGTTGGGTGGATACCATTGATCAACATCGCACTTAGCCATTACATCATAGTCAAGGGCATGTAGGAATGCATCTATCCCTGCATTATTACGAACAACATCCCAGGGATGTCCACCCCTCCAAACGTAGACCTTGCCACCCTCTTCTATATAGCTGAAAACATTAGATAGCAAGCTCCAAAGGTAATCTGCATCAACACTTTCCTGACTATTACAACTCACTACGAATAGGTTCGGCAAGTCTCTTATCATCGTCTGCCCCCTGTGGTACTCCCAGACTCTTCATTGAGGACCAGTTCTCACCGGTCTTATCCTTGAAGCGATCAGTATAAGTCTCATCAATCGGAAAGATATCAAGATGCTTGGCCTTGATAGTGGTGTCCAACCAAAGACTACTCCCACCCTCTATTGTACACCGGGCTACAAAATGCGAATCCTGCACTGGTATCCGGTTGAACACTGGCTGTTTATCGATGAACTCAAAGAACCAAGGCTTCTTCATGTGTCTTACCACATCGGCCTTGAGCATCAGGATTCCAGACCCTATGACATCAATCTCCTGGGACTCAGCACCGTGTGTGATGATCTCCCAATTATCTGCATCCCATTGTACTACAGCCGGGATACCCTTCTTGAGCTTAGTGGGGTCCTTGATCCTGTAGGCTAGGAATGGGTATGGAACCCTGTCCGGTCCACATACTCCCCTTGACGGGACCCACCCACATGCCATGTCGTAACCACGTTTCTCTATGTGGTGGACTAGTTTAACCAAGCAGTCCTCATCGACAAAGTGATCAGCACCCATAAAGCAGATTAGGTCTGCTCCCCAATTCAAAGCCATCCCTGCGCCTGAGTTGTGCCGTGTGGCGGGACACCATCCCTCACCCATGATGTACCTAACCTCGTACCCCTCAGGGTGCTGTAGGTTCATCAGGTTAAAGGCAGTGTGGGTAAATATAAACTTTGAATCCCACGGTACTATTATTCCTAACTTCTTCATATTCTCCCCCCAGGTATAAGCTTCTCCTGTACGAAGCTCTGCATACATTTCTTACAGACAAAGTAAGTCTTAGTCGGATTGTCAGGATTAGGCACTGACCAGTACACAGGGAACATCATCTCCCCATAAGCTATCTCTGCTCTACATTCGGCACATCTGTCTACTCTCATGTTCATCTTTCCCCCTTGTTCATTATTAGTGAACACCCCTTATTGTTGAACAGGAAAGAAGCCGGGGTGGAAAAGGGGGGGAAACCACCCCGACTTTGGACTGACCAATCCCGTAGGAAGGTCATGCCCTTATTGTTTACGCACCTGGGCAGCCCCATATTCCCCGTGGGTCTGTCCAACCAAATGAGTAACGCTCGGTGGACTTGGCTTTGGCGTTCTCGGTGTCAAAGTCATTGTCCTGAGTGAACTCAATCGCTCTACGCTGGTAGCATATCATGCCACGGGGAGCGTTGGTTCGCATGAACCATGCATCCGTATCGGTGAAATAGTGATTCACCTTGATACCACCGGGTATCGCATTGGTCGCCCGAAGTACATTAGTTGCGTTGTTGCCCGTGTCATTCTGAAGCACTGATTTCAGAATACGATTAGTCTCAAACCAATCACTCCGATGTACATGGAGAGTCTTGGGCATGAGGCTGATCTTCAAGCCACGGTCATTCGTAGCACCCATGATCGCTATGATCATGTCCTCAATAGCTGCTTCTGAGATATCCGCAGCTGCCAACACATTGGACCAATCACCAGCTTTGGAAGGATGATCGGTAACACAAAGTGCTTTCCCATCACCGCCCACAAAAGAAGTATTGAAAGCCCTATTCCAAACCTGGGCTCCTACGTTTTCCTTAGTCTGTCGCATCGAGAATGCAAGAGCCTGAGCCCTACGCTTCGACACTACGGCATACAGATTATCGTCCAACTCTTCCCTGGTCACGATGTAACCAAGACCGTAAACGACATGAGTATAACGCTTGGTAAAGCCCTGAGTCTCACTGTCGTAAGACACGGTTTTACCTTGGTTTTTCACTGGAGCCAATCCGAAACCAGTTACCTGAACATCTTCTTCGTAGTGCTGTCTACTTGAGTCCTTGTCAAAGAGATCACCATACTCTTCGGCATGCTCATCATAGACCCTACCCCACCACGCTTTGATTCCAGGCCACAGGGCTTTCGGATGGTTACCAGTAGCTATTACACCACCACTCATAATTTCTCCTTACATCCCTAAGGTTCCAAGAATTGGATCATATCCACCTGGCTGAAAGTAGCCGATGTTTATCATCACGTTCAACAACGGATATGTGTCACTGATCAGGTTACCAGTAACGTCCAACAGACCAACGATCAACAGGTGGTCAGATGCATCGACATCGACATTGGA